GTCGGGTCTGCGGCGTGCACGAGGTGCGTCGCTACAGTTCGGCATAGCCGGGATAGTAGGAGACGTGATGTATACTCTTTATCAAATCTTTGACTCTCACGAGTCTCTTAAGAAATGGATCGAGCATATACCGCATCTTCAGAGTCGGTCAGAAGCCTTGGGGGCAGAACCCCCGAGATCTCTTCTGCTGTACTTTAGCTCATTACGGGATAGTAGGATTACACTGCCTTACAGCAGGAATTCCATAGAAACTATCTTCGAACATGTGGAGGGTTACACCCAAGATATGTTCGTAACTGAACTCAATGCTATCAGTTCGATGCTTACGAGCGAGGAGCTCGAGATGTGCATTCGTGTGCAACTCGCCTTGCCAAAGTAGCGTCTACTGTTCCCTCCCTATGCTGATTTATTAGCTTAGGGAAGAGGTCGAGATGGCAGGTTTAACTGCTTTTACAAATGCCCCCGGTACTCATTATCGAAATGAGCATATCGTGGGCCGCTTTGTTGGCAAGCTATTTTGCGGACATTATGAAGAGAACCTTATCGATGGCAACTACGCCGTCGAGATGGCCTCTAAATGGGTCCCAACACCTGGCTATTCGGGTTGTACCGATTGGGCCAGAAGTGTGCGTAAGATCACTAACAATGATCCCGCAATAGCACGTCGCCTCGTTCATCAATGGGGAATATGTGAAGGCACTGATGTCATCACTGACTATCAGGGCCCGATCACCCTATTGAGTGACTTTCCTTTGGGCACCGTTCCATACCCCAACCAGGGGTGGGATAATGGCCAAAATGAGTCCATAACGAAAGCTCTGAATAACTTAACAGAGCATTACGCGGGGATAGGTAACGACCTCGCGCAGGCGCGTCAAACCTGTGACATGTTTGCTTCCGTTGCCCTCCGTGGCGCCCAATTCATAAAGGCGATGCGTGAGAAACAATGGAAACAAGCGGCTGAAATAATCCGCTACGCAAACATCTTCGACAAGTCCGTGCAAAGGAGACTAGCTGACATTTGGCTAGAATTCTCATACGGGTGGAAACCGTTAGCATCTGATCTTTACGAAGCTCAGTTGCTTGCACATCAAGCGCTCTCTAAGCCTCTGCCAGTCATGGCGAGGGGGAACGGCTCTTCTTCGGGAGACCGGACCTTTGATCTGCGTGGTGGTGAGGCTAAAGCGACGTCGCATTACAAGAGTACTCATCGTACTTACTTGGAGGCGAATGTCACCAACCCTTATCTCCACACACTTAGCAGCGCTGGACTTATTAACCCTCTATCGATAGCTTGGGAGGTAGTACCTTTTAGTTTCGTCGTCGACTGGTTCATTCCAGTAGGCGCGACGCTCCAAGCGATTACGGCAGGGGTTGGCCTCAGTCTTAATAAAGGATATACTAGTTCGCATGAGACCTGGCAAACTTCAGTACGGCAGGTGGTTCACGACCACGCACCGGGTGAAGATTACTGGGCTTATATGACGTCTGGAAATCTCCAGGAAACTGGTTTTCAATTCAGACGCCAGTGCCACGCAAGCTTTCCAAGCCCTCGGCTTTACGCCGACGTGACACCGTACAGTACTCCTCGCGCACTTAATGCCTTGGCATTATTGCGCCAAATCTTCTAGCAATACCGCTAGTCGATCACTCAGAAGGGTTCAATAAATGCTCCTTTCTGTTCTAGGTGAAGTTATACATGGTACAACTTACTTCGCTGGTCCTCAAAGACCACCTGAACGCGGACGTGACGTTCGCTCCCCTCGACATCACTAATGGTGTCGCGACAACGGTTAGTTCAACCGGGGTTCCGATTGGCGATAAGACAGCGTCTTTTGCCGTTTCGAAGACCGCGGCCGGGAAGCGGAAGGTGACCCTCAAGGTCGTCCTCCCTACCGTCCAGGATAGCATCGTTGCTGGGGTGTCCAAGCCTACGGTCGTCCGTATTGCGTACTGCAATATTGACTTCTCGTTTGAAGGGACTTCCAGCCTCGTTGAACGGCAGGATATGCTTGCTGCAGTGAAGGCCATGCTGGCCGACACTACGCAGATCAAGCCCCTGATCGAACAACTTGCAAATCCGTACTGACTTCGGTCATGACGGACGAGACGACGCCGTTGGATAACGATTCAATGCCAAACAATGCTCAAACTGTTGTCACTTTTGTGGTGGCAGCAATAAGCATTTGGCGAATGATCGCTCCAATGTTTCGAAGGAAGAAATAGCAATCTTCCCCCGCGTGTGGGACAACCCCTCACGGGCAGGCATAAGGACCTAGACCTATGACCAAGAAGAATCGAGCTAGTAACCACCGAGTGGCCTATGCTCTTCCGGACGACTTAACTACCCAGCTACATACGAAGATTATGGAGCTCCCTTCATCGGTGAAAGCCGATTATCTTAAAAGGGAGTGCTTCTCTAAGTATGTTTCTCTTGACACCGATCCTCCTGAAGTGCGGAGGACGCGCGCCATTGCAAAGTGGTTAGCAACGGAACGAGAGAATGAGGCAACGAACGATCGTCTCTTAACAACCCCCGGGGAATATAACATTCTACCCCGGGTGAGACTCGATCGTTTCCTGAGCTGGTGTCGCGCCTTCGTGGCCGATATCATCGGGGAGACTCCTCCAGTAGACGCTTTGATAGGCGCCTTCTCTGGTGGAGCATCGACTAGTCGCAACCGTTCTTCAAGCCATCCCAGCTTGAAGTACACCGGAACCATTCACACTACAGCGTCTGCCCTGGATTATTTTGTCGATACTTGTATTGATGAGATGCCAGGGTGGCTGAACGCACAGAATCGGCTTATCACCGAAATCGTGCCTGGAAATGTGATGTTCACTGTCCCGAAGAAAACAGATATAGATCGAGTTGCCTGCAAGGAACCCGATCTGAATATGTTCATTCAAAAGGGAGTTGGGACCTTCTTCCGAAGGGCCCTCTTAAAGCACCGCATAAATTTAAACGACCAGTCGATAAACCGGCGTTTAGCTCGTGAAGGATCGATCACGGGAAAGTTAGCAACTCTGGACTTGTCCAGTGCTAGCGATTCTGTGTCGACGGGCCTTGTAGACCTTTTCCTTCCCGAGGTTTGGTGCACCCTACTGGACTCTGTGAGGAGCCCAGTCACCGTCATTGACGGGGATGAACATCTGAACCACATGATGTCCTCGATGGGCAATGGCTTCACTTTTGAGTTAGAGAGCTTGCTCTTTTACACAATTGCAAAAGCCGTTTGCTATTTTCGAGGCTCTCGTGGAGTCGTATCTGTCTACGGTGATGATATCATCTGTCCAACAGATTCCGTTTCGGAGCTCACGTTCGTGCTTGGTTTCTTAGGCTTTCAGGTTAACCCTGATAAGTCCTTCGATTCTGGGCCTTTCCGTGAATCCTGCGGAGGTCATTACTATGATGGGTACGATATAACTCCTTTCTACGTTAAGGCGCCCATTCTGCGTATGGAGGATCTCATTGATGTCGCAAACAAGTTGCGGCATTGGGGAGAATCGACATATGCAGGAGGGATTATAGACCCTGAGATAGAGCCGCTATGGCTCTGGCTCAAATCTATGGTGCCCGACGTCCTTTGGGGTGGTAGTGATACGTCCTTCAAATACCAGCTTGTGTCGCAAGACTCACCTAACCTTCGTTTGACGGAAGAGAAACGGAGTAAGGACACTGGTACTGGAGGCTATTACCACTGGCTTAATGCCACTTGGACTCGTGACGCTGCTTCCGATGGAGTGCAAACTTCGTCGAGAGTTACCTCAACTAATAAGCTACGGTTGAAGCGTTCACGTGTTAGAACAGTGCCTCGTCTTACGTGCATATTCCTCTCGGAACTGTACGGGATCGACTGGACCCAGTCCATAACATCCAATTCGAGGAATCTGGAAGTTTAACTCCAAAATCCGTCTATGGCGGTGGGGTATATCCCTCACAGGATATACAGCAAGGTGTGCTAGCTTGGCT